TAGGATCTGGCCTAGCTGTGATTGTAATGGTTGGTATGTTTTCATCATCTTTACCATTAGTAGGTTTCAATGGAACTGTTGATTCAGAAATTAAATTACCATCTACGTCATATTCTTTTATTGTTTTGAAGCCACCATTGATTGTTGTTTCTTGTCTTGTACCATCTGCATTTTCAGATGTTTGCTGTATTACTCTTGAATCTGGGCCAAGAATACTTGTGACTTTGCTACCACCTATGTCTTCAATATGAGTAGTTAAACCTGTCTCAGGATCTGTAGTAACTATAGGCTCTTGAGACGATGTTGTTATAGGGTTTAAACTTTTTGTTAAAGTTCCTTGATCTTGACCAGTTGTTTCTATTGGTTTAGTCCCATCAGGAACCAACACAACATTAGTTCCATCTTCTAAAACTGTAGGACTAAGTTGATATTGGTACCCACTATCCTCTTCTTCTTTTCGCATAACATTGATTTCAGCATCAGTAGCTAATCTAGCCCCTGCAGGAATCATAGATGCTAAATCAAGCCCTTTTTCTTTTGCAAGTTCAGCAGAATAAGTTATTGGAACATTACTAATGGAAGGATTATTATTAACTAAACCAGTTTTAAGAATGTTTGGGTCTTGACCAAATAAACTTGCACCATCATCAAATACTTTGGTAGCGTCTGAAGAAATTCCTACATTTTGAGCAAAATTATTAAGAGCAACTTTTCCATCAACACCATTGTTAATGTCAGCTATTGTCTTTTGAGCAGAATCTGCAACTTTAGGGTCTGTACTTTTTGCGAACCCTATCATTGAGTTCATTAGAGCTTTGTAATCTCCTTTATTGTAAGCATTGAATGCACTAGCAAGTTTGAGTCCTGCACCAACTTCGCTAGGAAGCTTGGTATCAGTTTGTTGCAAAGCTGTGTTAAACAAAGAAGCATAATTTTTATCACGCAATGCAGTACCTACACTAAGACCTGTATTGATGTTCTTGATGTCACCTGAAGATAAACCACTTGTATTAACTTGTTCAATACCTTTATTGGTCAATAAGGGGTTATTTCCAGTAAGACCTGTATATGCTCCAAAACCACTATTCAGTGCTCCAAGGATGTCGTTGTTGTTGTATGAGTTGAGAGCATTCATGCCTTGTAGGTAAGGGTATAGCTCAGGAGCCATGATTGCGACTGCCATGTTCACTGCAGGCAAGCTTGAGATAGCCTTGGCAGTTTGGTTCAGAAACCCACCCTTATCACCACCTTGGTAATTGATTTGTTTGTTGTAGTCTTCAATAGGAGTAACGTATCCAGTCTTTGGATCTACCTTTACAAGAATATGATTCCTTCCACCACCTGCTCCAGATCCAATCTGTAAGTCATAGATACCATTCCCATAGTCAACAATATTGTCAGGAGGTAGTGGATTGCCTTTAGAGTCAAGTAAAGCAAGTTTCTGTCCTCCTCCTTCTGTATCGTTATTGTCTACAGTTGCTATTTTTGTATTTCCATACTGTAAGGCATTGTATGTTTGATTGAAATATGGGTTTGAATCAGATACTGTTGCAGGAGCCAATGCACTTGAATATGGCGTAGGAGGTAGAGAAAGTGGTGCAGGTGCAACTGAGGCGTTCACATAAGAAGGCAATCCACCAGAACTGGTGCCCATGGGTGTACTTGCAACATAACCTAAAGCAGTCTGTGCTTGACTTGGATTCAATGCTCCTGACTGCAATCCACTCAGTACTTGAGATGCAGTTCTAAAACCACTCAAATCTACAGAACTTCCTGTAGATGCATATGGATTATTTTGAGGTGTAGAAGGTGCAGGAGGAGCACTAGCAGGAGCACTGCCAGAAGGAATAGAAAGGGGTGCAACTGGTGCAGGAGGGGCAGTTAAAGCTTGATACTGTTGTCCAATATTATCTGCAGAAGTACCATAGTAACTAGCCAAAGCACTAGACAGAGCAGGAGTTAGCCCACCAATTGACTGGACAGCAGTAGCTACCTGCTGAGGTGTTGCAGTTGGATTCGATGCAAAATATGAACTAACTAGGTTTGACTCGTCAGACATTATGTTCTCGGTTGGTAAGCGTTAATCGTTTGGGTTACCCACTCATCCCAGTTCTCAAACTCGTATGGGGAAGGCACAGCCTCGTTGTTGAACAAGTCAATCGCCTTGAGTCCTACTGCCCACTCTTGCCAATTTGTATTTTTATCAGGTATCTCTAACTGATTACTGGCAAAAGCTTCACACATCAAAGATGCCCAAGACTCAAAATCATGATACCTAGGATCATAGATTAGAGCTTGAATATTGAGAGCATTAGTAGCCACGCACGTCTCCTATATCTGCACCAATAATTACTTTACCAAGTTGGTAATTACCTCCTGAGACATTGGAGACAAATCTAAGTCTTAGCTCTCTTCGTTGTTCTTTTAAGTCTATCTTGTTTGTGTTTTGATCAAAGGTGTATGGCCCAGACACATAGTCAGTAGACTGAGCAAAAGGTCTACCTGTGATGTACAAGTCCATGGTGCCTGAAAGGATGAAGTCAGGCTCTAGCCTCTCTATCCTTAACCAGTTGTTCTGGCCTATGGGCTGAGGTTGTGAAGGGCCTCCTCCTACCCATCCTAGATCATTAGTTTCAAAGAATGAATAAATTGCTGTAGCAATATTATTTTTAACAGCATCTGTACCAATCTCATGTTGGTAGAGAGAAACAAATTTCATAGTAGCTGTTATGGTCATTTGGAAACCAGAACCAGTTGTTCCTATGTATCCTGTTCCTGAGCCTGTAGAAGCACTCAGAACATCCCCTGCTGTATAACCAGAACCATGGGTAGTTATGTAAATAGTGGTCACTGCACCACCAGTAACAATAGCAATAGCCTGAGCACCTGTTCCAGTGCCTCCAGTAAGGTTTACAGCAACATAAGTGCCATTGGTATAGGCTGACCCACCATTGGTGATAGAAAACCCATTAACGCCTCCTGAGAGGTTGACATTCCAATCTGCATTGATGGGGTAGTGGAAAACCTGAGAGAAGTAGCCTGCTGACCTTTGGGCACCTACAGCAGTTCCTGCATCGTACCAACACTTCTCACGAATGTTAAAGATAATGGCATCGTTACATTCTGTAGATGTACCCTTAGGATAGAACCACCATATCTCACCATAACGAGTTACTTTGGTAGCATAAACTTTTTGTCTTTGATCGTAGTTCAAGTTGTCAAAGAAGTAGTTCTGGTTCATGCTGTTTTCAATCTCTTTGACTACACCACTATAGAGCATGAACCTATCTACACCACACCAATAAAAGATACCATCGTACTCAATCACAGACTGAGAAGAAAGGATTGATGATTGACTTGTAATCAAGTCATATCTCCAGTAGAAAGATACTGCTGTACTTCCCACAGTGACCGTAGTAGGTGTATAAGACACCCTGATAAGGCTATCTAAGCTCCAGAACAGTCCTGATGGAGCATTAGATCCACCACGAACTGGCAAAGCCTGAACAATCTTACCTGTAGCTACATTGGTAGCATTAGAGGTAGCAGAGACCCAGTCGTTAGAATTACCTGCACCAGAGTTCTGTATCAGTCCATCGTTACCATAAATAAAAATGTAAGGATGAAGAGTCACTACCCCACCTGATATAGCTAAGTTGTTATCAAAAGTTAATGTAGCAGAAGTGTTTAGAGTAAAAGTTAACCCAGTCGTTGTTCCTGCTGTAGTTACAACTCCAGTTCCACCATAAGAACTAGATAGAGTAAATGTTGTTGTTCCATTGGTTACAGTAATGTAATAAGTCCCTGCAATGATACCTGTTGAGGTACCTGTATTGGTTCCAGTTACATAGACTGACTGACCAACCGTTAGAGTTGTTGCAGTACAAGAACATTGGCCTGTTGTGCCAGTGACTGCCACACTCGCCAAAGTTGCACCTGTGGAGGCTGTAGCAGGTAGGGACAGGGTTATAGTATTGGCAATGATACTGACTACTGTGGTTCCTGCTTGAATGCCTGTTCCAGTGATTGTTTGACCTGCTCCTATGATGAAACTATTTGTAAATGGATAGTCAATAACAGCAGTAACACTTGCATTGGTTGTATTCACATTCTGGGTAAATACACCCATCTTTGACATTGAGAAGTTTGTATAAGTCAAAGTTACAGTACCAGAAGCAGTCGCATTCTTGGTTAAAGTAACTGTAAGTCCAGATACAGAGCCTACAAAGGTATTGGCAGGAATACCTGTTCCTGTAACTGCAAGACCTACAACAACTAAAGAATTAGGGGCAAGAAGCTTAACAACAGCACTACCACTAGTAGTAATACTAGAAAGAGTAAAGTATCCATTGATTGGGCCTACTAAAGGTGATGTATCAATTGTGCTGTCAATCTCTGTTAAGTTTTGTCCTGCGTGGGCAAGAAGAAGGTTATTGCCTGATCCAGAAACATCAAAGAAAGTATCAAATTGCCAAAGATTATTATCATTGGGAGTGAAACCATACAGAAGAAAGTCCGATATACCAGTTCCAATACCCACATTGTTAATGGGTAAGACTTGTAAACCATTGTTGTACCCAGAAAATATTTGAGTGAAACCATTCTGTGGATTGACATAAATACCCCTTGATGGCCCTGCTAGGGAAGCAGTAATCTCCCTGTATCCTAGTATCTTTCTAGGTCTACCACGCTGAAACCTTACCCACTGTCCATCAGTGTAGAAGTTTCTATCAAAGACAGTACCATCACGCTGTACGCCTGCTACAGTGTCGAGGGCAAATACTTTCTTCATTGTCATCAGAATGTCCCTGCATCAACGCCATTGGCAGTCAATAAAAATTTGTTTACACCTAAGATAGAAATACCAAACTGTCCTGTAGTAGGGCGCCAAATACCAGTATTGTTTTCTGACAAGAAGTTAATGGCAGGAGTTCCCACAGTACCATTCACCATGCTCAATGAGGTTGCACCTGCCTGAGTTGTATTGGCATTGAAGAAGTTAGTGCCATCACAGATCAAAGATGCTTGCTGACCAGTAGGTATCTGGACTACATTACCTGCTCCACCAGTTGTTACATAAAGATTGTATCCATTGTCTGTAACTTGATTACTAACAACATAAAAATTGACCACTGGAGGAAATACGATAGTTACAGCACCAGATAGTGACCCTACATACTCTTGAATTGTGCTTTTAGCCTGAGATGTAGTAAGAGTGTAAGTTCCTGCAACAACAGGTAAAACCAATGATGTAAACGCAAATATGTTACTAACGCCATATCCCACTGACAAATACTGTGTTCCATCACACACAATAAATGAAGACTCATTGGGGTTGTAGGTCTTTGAGCTTGTAGTATCAAATACATTTGCGCCTGTACAGTTAACTGTCAAAGTGCCTGTGCCATTGTTCTTTAATAAACAGAACCAATTGTTTGCTAGGCTAGATGCCAAAGGAAGGGTGACAGCACCTGCTCCACTGCTCCATACCTTGGTCTGTGCTCTGTCGCTTGCCAAAAAAGTGTAACCATTGGTTACCGATTGAGCAGGATGGGTTTGATTTAAGGTAGTAGACTGGGCTTGGAGGCCATAACCTGCCAAGGCAGAGGCATCAGGGCTAGATGTACCTGTACCCAAAGTAATGGATACCCAAGTGCCTTGAGTGTCTGGATTGGCTGTTAGGTAGACGTACTTAGCTTGACCACTGGTGAGTGTGGTGATGGTGTTTACGCCTGCATAGTCTTTGATCGTAATGGTGGAGGCACCAAGGTTACGAATGAAGGCATCAGTACCCACAGAGGTCTGATTGGCAGGAGGCATATAGAGGCTGTAGGCACCAGTGGGGGTGATGTCCATGATCCGAGCCGCGTATGGGAGCGTAGCATTAGAACTCACAGGCCACTGTAACTGCGTGTTAGCAGTCAGAGACAGGGACAGATAAGATACATCTGTAGGCTGAATCACATCCCCAGTAAAGGGTGAGGTAAAGCTACCTGCTGATCCAGTGAAGGGAGTACTATAAGGCATTATGCATCCACAGCGATTGCCTGACGATCAGCAATACGCAACTTGTCCTCGTTGGTAAGAGTCTGCATGATCAGGTCATATTGGGCTTGCCACATAGGTACTCTATCGTCATTCTTTAGGTAAGGCATGGCCTGTAACAAAGAACCATAGAGTAGGGCTTGTGGTGCGTAAGTAGTAAACCAATTGGTTTGATTGGTTAAACTCAGTGGTTGATTCCTTTGATAGTACAGAACCTCAAAAGAATAAGCAGAGTCAGGTGTAGGTGCTACAAACCAATGCGTGTAGTCATAGTCACAATAGTAAAGAGGTGTACCTGTGCCTGTTGTGGCATTGGGAGTGTATTGTTTAAGATACTCATACTTTCTAAGTAAGATAGGTTGTACAGATCCACTGACTGTGACGTTCATGGATACAGTTTTGTGCCAGTCAACAGGTTTGGCTACGATGGCTGTATTAGCTACAAAAGCACTTGCAGATACGTTTAAATTACCTAAAAACTTGATTTGGGAGGCAATGACTTGCTCTGCCAACATAATGAAGGTAGGTATGTAAGAGATTGTTTGAGCGTCTGTACGCTCTAAGTAGACTTCAATATTGTCTGCTAGAGAGACATATGTCATTACAACTGGTGCAGGCATAAGAACGCTCCCTTAAATTTGAATACTTGCATTTTATCTCCCCTTGTGCTACTAGGCAAGAATTATGATAAAAACATGGCTCTTTCATCGACCCTTCGATTCTGTAGCCCTTTTAAGATTTTTCCACCTGCCATGCAATATTTTAGGAGTTCATCCGAAGCACCCTTCTTATCACCCCTAAGCAACTTTTGGCGTAGCGTACTACGTTGGAGAGTTCCCAATCCCACGTTAAAACTAAAAGAAGTAAGAGCATCAAAATTGCCTTGTGTAAGGGGTACTGGGCAAAGCTTTTCCACACCTCGCTCAAATCTATCAAGGTCAAACTTGAGGATTCCATCTACTTCTTGGGGCGTAAACTGTCGATTATCTTGTTCACGAAGTTGATAACCATCTCTTTGATCGAGAGAAATCTTTCCTTGATCAGGGTATAAAACATGACCTACTCCTATAGTCCACAATTTTGCAGGGCACCTATATGGTCTAAATCGTACACCCTCATGGTGTTTAATGACCGATATAGCTCTTTCAGATACGTTCATTTCTTCTCAAACGCCTGAGAACCAAACCAAAAAGCTACGATGGATGCCCAGATTAACTGAGTATCGTTGTCCCATAACTGATCTAAACAGTCTGCAAATGGGACGTTGCTGTGCCAAGCATACATGAAGCCTGCTACGTCCACAAAGACCAGAAGTAGGAACATCCCATAGGTTAGGGTAGGGCGTACCATAGCTCTAGCGTTAATCACCCATGTGGAGGCTCCTTGGCCTATTGCTATGTCGTGAGCATAAAGGGCTTGCCTCTCTTCTAGCTTGAACTGCTGAGTGGCTGATTCTGCCTGTATCTGCATTTGCTCAGTGTGGATATGCTCTACCCTCTCCTGAGCCTCAAACCCTGCTTTACGCATCTCTAGCTCACGCTGAATCTGTAAGTTTGCTAGATCAAGCTCATGGGCTTTGTCGCTCCTATCTTGAAAGAAGTCGAGCAGTTTGGGTAGTCCACCCATCAAGAACGATATTAAGGTGCTTAAAAGCGTCAACATTATTTATTCTCCAACTTCTTTACAAGCTTCTGAACTTTGATCTCGGTCTGCCTTACATCCATGTACATCCACATGAGGACTGGCATAAAGAACAAGACCAGACAAAGCAAGATCACAATCACAATGACGTAGAAAGAGTCATCGTCAGAATCATCATCCACGCCCACAGGATCATTAGGATAGTTATTCCCCCTACTAGAACCCTGTGTTGAATTTTGTTTATAGCCTGTCTTCGTTGCCATGCCAATGCCTTCTTTCTGTCCAACTCTTCTTTTCTCGCTAGTTGCTGTTGGTTGGCAATGTGTCCGATCATTTTGTTGACTCGACTATAAAGATCCTTAAATTCACTGGGAACGTGGTACACCATGTACTCACGCAACTCATCGTTTAACTTCTCCATCTGTAGATCAGCAATAACTAACTTAATGGCAATGTCTTGTCCTTCTTCATCCCCCACCCTGCTTGCTGTCTCTTCTTGCTCTTCTTTGTAGTGTTTCAAACCGTTGTAGGCATGAAAGAACTTGGTCAGCGCATCAGCAACTTGAGCATAAATCTGATTCTCATCAAACTCAGGAGCCTTTACCTTTTTAGCAGGCTTTTCAACGGTTTTCCGTTGAATTGGCTCTTTTTTGCCCTCAAAAAGACTCGTTAAGAACCCCCACACTCCCTTGGCATCCCCTTGGATACCCTTCAAATCTTTGACTACACCTTCAACTTCAGCCTTTGCATCGAGGACATATTGCCTCCCCTCTTTGTACATTTCGCATGATTGCTTAACCAGTTTGAAGGCTGATGAGGCAAGGGCAACAAGTGTGAATGGATCAATTTCTTACAACCCAAGAAGTTTGCTAAAGAACTGCCCTGCTACATTTGGGCCAAGAAGGACAAGGAGCATCACGCCATAAAGTAAATACTCAATCTTTGCCATGCGCTTTTCTCCATTTTTAAGGGACTCAGCTATATGGGTATAACGCTCTTCACAAACAGCAACGTGAACAGCTAGATCTTTCTCTGTGTCAGTCATTTGGCTTATCTTGTGGTGGAGGAGTCTGTACTTGTGCTTCTTTTTGCACTTCAGCAAAAAATTGAAACACTTGTTCATAGGGCTGTTTACCTAAATAGCCCATGATGGCATTGATGAGGTTGAGGGGTAGCGTGACCTTTTCCATTATGCACCCCAAGGCAAAGGCTGTGATGATGGGGATACTGGAGGCGTAATCATTGAGTTGATTTGCCCCTGTACATTTGCGTAGTAATTTTCTTGATTGTTGGTTGCAGTATTGATCCAACCTATTACTTCATCTTGTGTTAATTGGTCATAAGGAACAAACCCTGCTTCACTTTGTTCAGGTTGAAACTGAATGTTTCCATCAATGCTTGCTGTATATGTTCCATCTGTACCTGATACATTGAATAGGACGTTGACCACATACCCTGTTGGATTGGGTACGGTGTACATTGCTGTAATGGTTGTTGTGTAAGTTGTCATGTTTAAACTCCTAGTTTTGTTTCTAAAGCGATTACTTTTGCATTTAATTCTTTTATTGCGTTAATCATGTGCCACATGATGTTGTCGTGTTCAACCGCCATAACACCAGTTGATTCAGTTTTTACGCAATCAGGTAGTATTTGTTGAAGTTCTTGAGCAATAACGCCTAATTGAATGCCTTCTTTTTTGATGACTTGATTTTTTGGTAAATCAGTTACTTCATCTTCATTACGATATTCAAAGTTGCGTACTTGTATTTGTGCTACTTTGTCTAAGCCAACATTGTTATCTACAATATTTTTCTTTAATCTTTGATCTGAACTAACAGACCATGTGGCTTGATTGTTTCCTTGATATGTTCCACCATAATTTGAATTTATTATTCCAGTAGAACCCCCTTTACCAATAGTATTGTACCCAATAACAATTTCATAATTATTTCCAGAAGCAGATGGATAGGCATAACCACCAACATAAATACCTGCACCTCCAGTTGTTAAATTTATACCTCCTACATTATTTCCATATCCTGCGTTAGTACCAACACAAACATTATTACTACCAGATGTAATAGCATACCCTGCGTTATAACCAAGCAAACTATTAGCCTCGCCATTTGAATCGGAATAACCTGCATAACCCCCAACTGCTGTATTAAAACGTTCTGTTGTTGTATATAAAGCCTGATAACCTATTGCTACGTTAAGATTTGCTGTGGTGTTATTCATTAACGCTTGTGAACCTACAGCCACATTGTAAGAACCAGTTGTACCGTAATACGAAGGTTGAGAACCAATAGCCACATTGTTAGAACCACTTGTATTTAATTCTAAACCGCCATAACCAACAGCCGTGTTTGCATTTCCAGTTGTAGTCGCATTTGCACTATTAGAACCAAGAAATGTATTAGAACTACCTGATGTAACAACGTGACCTGCGTTATACCCAAAAAATGCGTTATTAGCGCCTGTGGTATTTGCCGCACCTGCTAACCAACCTACTGCTGTATTTTGTGAACCTGTCGTTTGTGCAAATAAAGATTGGTACCCTACTGCCGTGTTGTATGATGATGTTGATGAGTAAAGTGCAAATTTTCCTACTGCTGTATTTTGATCTCCTGTGCTATTTCCATTAAGCGAATTGGAACCCACAGCAGTATTGTCTGCACCTGTTGTATTTGTAAATAGAGCAAAATAACCATCTGCGGTATTATGACTGCCAGTTGTATTGCTATATAAAGCGGCTCTACTAGTCGCAGTATTATAATTTCCAGTTGTGTTTGTATAAAGTGTTTGGTATCCAACAGCAGTATTTTGAGTGCCAGTTGTGTTTGCAAAAAGTGCATAAACACCTATTGCGGTTTGAGTAGAACCTGTGGTGTTAGATTGCAGTACATTAAAACCAAGCGCTGTGTTACTAGCACCTGTGGTGTTTGCTTGTAAGGCTCTTTGTCCTATTGCTGTATTGTAGTCAGCACTTGTATTTGCATTTCCTGTGTTATAACCAATAAATATATTTCCAGCGGCACTTGCTGTGTTGTTATAACCCGCCCTGTAACCTATAAATGTTGAGTAACTTCCAGTAGCCAAATATCCAGATTCGTAACCAATAGAAATATTGTCTGAACCTGAAGTATTTGTAAAAAGTGCTGATGTTCCCAAAGCAGTATTGTTAGCCCCTGTCGTACTCACCCCTGCGTTATATCCAAAAGCAGTTAAATAAGGTGTACCACCACCTGTCGTTTGCTTTGCATACACAGTTCCTAGTGCTGTTGCAGTTGCTTGTGAACCACCACCACTAGGTGCAACCCATGATGCTGTTGTGCCATTACTTGTCAATACATAAGTATTTGCACCAATCGCTAATCTTGTTGCGCTATTAGTACCGTTACCAAGAATCAAGTCCCCTGTAGTTGTAATGGGTGATAAAGCATTGAACCCTGCGGTTGCAGTAGCTTGACCTGTACCTCCATAAGCAATACCAATAGCTGTGCCATTCCATACGCCTGTAGCAATTGTGCCAATAGATGTAAGACTTGAAAGCGTTGTAACTGCGGTGTTTACCAAAGTTCCTGATGTAGGCAAAGTGACTGCTGTTGTGCCAGTAAGAGTCAATGTTGTAGCATAGCTACCTGAAATTGTGATTGTACTTAGAGCATTGTTTGCTACACCTGTACCTCCATTAGCAGGAGTTATTGGCACTGTAAGAGCCGCAGTTGCTGATGTTGCAATAACAGTAATAGTGCCTGACTTGTTGTAATACAACTTACCATCAGGAATATTAATTGCCAACTCTCCAACTGCCAAATTGGAAGTTGTTGGTACATTACTAGCTGTTGTACTGTTGAACAGTATGATTGGTGTATAACCTGTCTGTGCCATTAGAATGTTCCTCCATTGATGCCTGCTGTCAAGGCATTGTTTGTATAATTATAAGTCAAAGATGTATTTGTATTTATGGACTGATTCCCAGTCGCAGATGATGCAAACGTAATATAGTTTGTGGCACCTGATCCTGCAGTTAGTGCAAGGTTTGTGGCATTGGTTGCATTGGTTGCTGTGCCTGCAGTGGCGGCATTCAAGTTCGCTACCTGAGTCGTACTTGCTACTGTAAAAGGTGCTGTACCTGTTGCTAATGTAGAAGTGATGACACCAGTTGCTGAAATAGTGGTAAATGCTCCTGAAGAGGCAGTTGTAGCTCCAACAGTACCATTGATGTTGATAGAGGCTGTACCAGTCAAGTTTGTGACCGTTCCAGAGCTTGGGGTACCCAAGGCACCACCATTCACTACAAACGCCCCTGCAGAGCCTACATTGACCCCTAAAGCAGTAGCTACACCAGTACCTAAGCTAGTAATACCTGTTCCACCATTAGCTACAGGAAGGATGCCTGAAACATCAGCAGTAAGGCTCACAGCACCAAATGTAGGTGCTCCTGAGGCATTACCATGTAAAACTGTTGTAGATGTCCCTGCACTCGTTGTAGCCAATGCAGTTGTAGACGATGCATAAGTCACGCCATACTGGGTAAAGGCATTAGACTGTCCTGTTCCTCCTGCAGTATTGGGCAAGGTTCCTGTGGTCAAAACTGAAGTAGAAGTAGCGTATACAGCACCACCAGAAGTGAATGATGTAAGGTTTGTACCACCATTTGTCGTAGCTAGAGTACCTGCAACCGTCACAGCACCAGTCGTAGTGGTTGCAGGAGTTAATCCAGTAGATCCAAAGGTAATTGAGCTTACTCCACTGCCTGAACCTGAGAACTGTGCCCATGTAATAGCAGTGGTACCCATGGTTCCACCTGCATTGGATGTACAAACCCATCCAGTGTCTGCATATACTGAGCCTGTCTCTACAAAAGTAAATGAACTAGGAACTTCTGCCCATATGTCCATGTCTGTAGCACGAGTCAATATCCACGCAACTGAGGCAGAGCCTGCTACAGTAACTGTATAAATACCATTTTGAGCAGAAGTAGTCTGATCCTTGATTAAAACCCTCTCTCCTACTGAATTGGTAATTCCATCAGCAGAAAAAGCTACCAATGTGCCTGTATTGGTCAAAGTAGCACCAACACCTAAGGTTCCATTGCTATAACTTGCTGTAAAGTTAACAGTTGAGGCATTAACTACAGATCCTTTAACATCCAATCCCTGTGCAATGTTGTCTACATATTGTTTGGTAGCTAACTGTAGGGCTGAAACTGGGTCTTGAGTGACAGTTACAGTGGTCAAACCACCTAAAGTCAAGCTTGTTGCACCCAAAGAAATAGCTGTTGTTCCAACAGTAACTGAAGAATTAGTTAAAGAGGCATTGGCAATGTTGGTCAACGTATTGGTTGAACCATTGATGGTCACGCCTGCTAGACTAGTAATTGTCCCACCCAAAGATACTGCAGTTGATCCTATCGTGATAATTGAATTGGCTAACTGAGCATTTGTTATGGTGCCACTTAAATCTGTTGTAGGGATAGTCGTAGAAGCAGTCATTACTCCTACGCCATTTCCTATGACATAACCTGTTAGGGTATTGG